GTAGGCACAACAGTATCTGAAGAGCGAGTTAATGAATGCTTTGCTAAAGATGTAAAAACAACAATAAATGAATGTAAAAAGTTATTTGATAACTTTGATGATTTACATGAAGAAGTGCAATTAATCTTATGCAATATGATGTTCAATATGGGTCGTCCTCGTTTATCCAAATTTGTTAAGTTTCGTGCAGCCATAGCTGATGAAGATTGGCTTGAATGTGCAAATCAAATGGAAGATTCGAGATGGCACAAACAAGTAACCAATCGTGCTAATCGTTTGATAAAAAGAATGGAAGATTTAGGTGTTAAGGAACAAGTCGCTTAATTATTAAGCGTACCTAATCCTAAACGAGTTACATTTTCTTCTTCTTTATATCTATCACTGTAATCTTTATCCACCCAGATAGATATTTGTTGACGAATATTGCGTCTTTCATCATCACAAATACGTTTTAATTTATGGTAAGTATCAGTATCTATACCAATTGACTTGAATTTTGTTGGATCTGCCATTATAATATTCCCATGTTTAACAATAATAAAAGAATTATAACCAGAAAAATTGGGAAACCCAACAAGTATTTTGCAAAAAAGACAGTTGCAATGGGATTAAAGTTTGATTCTAGGTGGGAAGCAGAGCGTTGGGGTCAGATTAAATCTATGGAAAGAGCTGGTATTGTTATCAATCTTGATAGACAAATAAAATTTCCTATTGTTATGAATGATATAAAGATATGTGATTACATTGCTGATTTTGTATATGATTTAAAAAATGAAGATGGCACAATATCACACATAGTAGAAGATGCAAAAGGTGTGCTGACACCTGAGTTTAGGCTCAAAAAGAAGATGATGTTAGCCGTGCATGGTATAGATATATTATTAACTTATAAAAATAAATGATAGAACAGGTATTGACTTTGTTGTAACTAGTGCTATATATAAAGTTCTAGCTTACTAAAAGGAGGTCAATTATGACAAAAGAGCGAGAGACTATGTTTCAGTCTTACTTTGAAATGGATACTAAGAATCTGTTTCAACATAGGAATGAACTAAAAGAAAAATATGATGTAGCTAAGAAAGAACTAGCTCTAATCAATGAAGTATTAGATGCAAAGCATTACAACGAAGCTCGTAATGAACTAGCGTCACAAAATAAAAACTTTGGTACAGTTATTATTAATACTGATAGCAACCACTTACAGATGAAAGTTAATGTTAAGAAGAAAGTTTCTTGGGATCAAGTTGGTCTTATGCAAGCTCTTGATACTATGGATCAAGAAGATGCAAGGCATTATGGAAAGGTTAGTGTTACTATAGAAGAGCGTAAGTATACTAATGCTCCACCAGCTATTAAATCAAAGTTAGAGCCACATAGAACTGTGGAGATGGCATCAACTACTTATGAACTTGAGGAGATAGAATAATGGCTTTGAATATTATTACAGCAGAACAGCGTATGGCTGAAAAGAAAGGTCATAAGATCGTTGTGTGTGGTCAAAGCGGAGTGGGTAAAACCACTCTTGCTAGGACTTTGGATGCAGATACGACACTATTCATGGATTTAGAGGCAGGTGATGCGGCTATCGAAGGATGGCCCATAGATGTTATCCGTCCTAAGACTTGGGCAGAATGTCGTGACTTTGCATGTTTCTTAGGCGGTGGTAATCCATCATTAACTGATGACCAAGCCTATAGCCAAGTGCATTACGATCATGTCGTTCAACAATATGGCGACCCGTCAGAAATGATGACTAAATACGAAAGTATATTCGTAGATAGTATCACTGTGGCNGGTCGTTTGTGTTTTCAGCATTGCATGGGTCAAGCTGAAAATAGAACTAGAAATGGTACAGTAGACACTCGTGCAGTTTACGGAATGCAAGGTCGTGAGATGATGTCATGGCTAACGCATTTACAACATATCCGCTCTAAGAATGTTATTTTTGTTGGCATTCTTGACGAAAAGGTAGATGATTATGGTCGCAAGCTATTTGAACTACAGATCGAGGGAGCAAAAACAGGTCGTGAGTTGCCAGGTATTGTGGACGAAGTTATCACAATGGCAGTTATGACAGGTGACGAAACAACAGGTACATACCGTGCCTTTGTTTGCCAAACTTTAAATGAATGGGGTTATCCAGCAAAAGATAGATCGGGCAGACTCGATGTATTGGAAGAGCCACATTTAGGTAAACTTTTGGCAAAAATGAGTGGTGGTAAAAATCAATCAGAAAAAGAATTAACTTTTATTGATCCATCTAAACAAGCAACGTCTAGCAACGAAGGAGTAATTAATAATGCTTGACTTAAATAATATAACCCCAGACGAGGGTAATGACTTTTCTCTAATACCACATGGTACTATTGTCCGTGTGATAGTAACTATCAAACCACAGATGAGCGGAGTTGTAATACCCGACTTATCTAATCAACCTATCTTTAGACAATCACCACATTCATCTGCAAAGTGGGTCGAGTGTGAGTTTACTGTCATAGGCGGTCAGTTTGACAGACGAAAAATATGGACTAATCTATTTTTTGATGGCGACAAAAAGAATGCAAGTGGTGTCTCTGTCTCTAAAGAGATAGGACTTAGAACTTTGAGAGGTATCATTGATAGCTCAAAAGGTCTTCGTGCAGATGACATGACTCCAGACTCTAATGCCAAAAGGCAGATAGCAGGATTGGAAGCGTTAGAGGGCATGGAGCTTTGCATTAAAGTTGGTGTTGAAAAAGGTACAAACGGGTATGACGATAAGAATAAAATGCTCGCTCCTGTGCTTATTAATCAAGATGGGTATATAGGTGGTGGTTCTCCACAAGCACCAATTAATACTCCCATTCAACAGCCACAGGTTCAACAACAGCCACAAGGCGGTGTTGCTCCAGCATGGGCTTCAAAATAGGTTTCTACGAATCTCTAGCGGCAAGATGACCTTCGTCTGCTAGAACTCGTTTGGGTAGCACGAGTGCCGTAAAGCTACCCATTTCATCATCTAGCAATGAGGGAACTATGATACTAAGACCATACCAAGAAATAGCAGTTGATGACGCATCAATAGCATTAAACAAACACAAAAACACTATCGTTGTTGCACCAACGGGAGCGGGTAAAACTATTATGTTGTCCGCTTTAATCGGTAAGCGATATAAAAAGAACAACAAAGTATTAGTTATTCAGCACAGAGACGAACTTGTCAGACAGAATGCAGAGAAGTTTTCTCGTGTTAATCCAAACATATCTACAAGTATAGTTGACGGATCAGAAAAGGATTGGTCTGGGCAATCTATATTTAGCATGGTGCAGACGCTTTCAAGACCGAACAATTTAGATAATATGTGTAAATTTGACATGGTTGTGATTGATGAAAGTCATCATGCCATAGCAGAAACATATCAAAGAATTATTAACAGGGTTAAAGAAGCGAACAATTCTGTTGAGATAGTTGGATTTACAGCGACTCCTAATCGTGGAGATAAAAAAGGTTTAAAGTCTGTATTTAATAATTGTTCGCATCAGATAGAAATAGGAACACTCATTCGTGAGGGTTTTCTTGTACCACCTAAGACATTTGTTATTGATGTAGGTGTTACAGATGAACTGCAAAATGTTCGTAGAACTGTGTCAGACTTTGACATGGGCGAAGTTGAGCGGATTATGAACAAGAGAGCCATCAATGAGAAGATAATAGATGAATGGAAAGACAAGGCGGGAAACAGAAAGACAGTTGTTTTTTGTTCTACAGTTGTCCATGCACAAGATGTGTGTGACGAGTATCGTAGATCAAATGTAAGAGCAGAATTGGTCACTGGAGAAACTCCGTCAGAAGAACGAAAGCAAATACTACATGACTTGGAGCATGGAGATATACAAGTTGTTGTTAATGTAGCTGTGCTTACAGAAGGCTTTGATGCTCCACCTGTCAGTTGTATTGTACTAACAAGACCATGTTCATACAAATCCACAATGGTACAGATGATTGGTCGTGGACTGCGAACAATAGATCCCGAACAACATCCAGACGTTATCAAAAAAGATTGTGTGGTCTTAGACTTTGGAACTAGTGTACTTACACACGGNTCATTAGATGAAGGTGTAAATCTTGAAGGAGCTGAATCTCAAAGATCAGGTGAAGCTCCCGTTAAAGTTTGTCCTAGTTGTCAGTCAGAAGTACCATTGTCATCTCGTGAGTGTCCTATATGTGGATATGAGTTTGGTGCAGAAGGCAAAGAAGCATTAGAAGATTTTGTAATGACAGAAGTTGATCTTATGGATAGATCACCGTTTAGATGGATTGATCTGTTTAATAATGGTCGTTGTATGAGTGCTAGTGGTTTTAATGGGTTTGGTATGGTTGCACACTTNGATGATATATCTATAGCTGTTGTAAAGCGAACTGGAGGTAATTTAAGAGTTGTTAGTGTTGGTAGTAAAGAGCAAGCTGTAGCATCTGCTGATGACTTTCTAAGGCAGATTGAAGATAGCGATGCCGCTAAGAAAGGTAAGAGATGGTTGAATGAAGCTGTAACGCCTAGACAACAAGAAGCATTGAGCCGACATGGTGTGGTTATTAAGTCCATAGATTTCAGTTGGAATAAATACCGAGCCGCTTGCTGGTTAAACTATGTTTGGAATAAAAATCAAATAGACGAAAAAATTATAACCATAGGAGATAAAAGTGAAGCGTAATAAAGCACTAAAAAAAGCCGAACAATTAATAACAGGAGACCGAGCAAAAGATTATGGAGACGCTTATGAAACCCATGAGAGCATAGCTAAAATGTGGTCTGTGTTGTTGGGTAAAGAAGTAACAGTACATGATGTTTATCGGTGTATGATTGCAGTTAAATGTGTCAGATTAACAAAGACTCCCAAGCATGAAGATAGCATGATTGATATTATTGGTTATGCTGCTTTAGCTACGGAGGCTTTTGATGGCAAGCATTAGGGTTGAATACACAATATTTTTTGAGGATCAAAGTGATAAAAAAGGTAAGATGTTTGTTCCTATAAGTATGGATTGCGATAAAGGTGAGTTAATAGATACAGTCCATGAGGCTATGTTAGATATTTGTGATGAGTACGATAATGTTGTGAGTGGTAAAGCATCAGTCCACTATTTTG